GATGTATCTCCCGATATACCTTATCCGAGAGTTAGAGTGGAGTGGATTGACTGTGTCAGTGACTCTGGCTGGGCTACCGATAAAGAGTTTGATAGAATGAAATTAGCACGTCCTGTTAATGAGGGTTGGTTATATTCTAAAGATAATAAATCTGTAAAATTATTTGCATCTTACGATAAAGATGAAGATGGTATTACTTTTGGGGATCGGACGATGATTCCTCGGGCTTGGGTAAAGAAGATTCAGAAGTTGTAGATGGAGTCACATTTATTAGAGACCCGTAGTCGTCTAAGATTTGTTTCATCTTTGCTTCTAATTCTTGTTCTGACATGTCTTCTAGCTTCCCAGTTTTTATTATTTTTCTGTCTATGTATAGTCCTGCTGCCTTTCCTCTGTTTGCTTCAGCATTTACAGCAGAAGAGAAAGAGCCTTTCTTCAAAGCAGCTTCTCTAAGTCTTGCAAGTTCAGCTACATGTCCTTCGTAAGTAACTTCGTGTTTTCTTAATCTTTCTTCTTTTAGTTCTCCAATGTGTTTGACAACAAGTGGAGACAGCTTAGGATTAGTTAACTCCGAGCCTTCTTGTCTTGCACGTTTTGGACTGTATCCAGCAGCTAGGGCAGCTTCTGTTTTAGTCATAGGTCCATCAGGTCCACCGAATACTAAAAACTCGGCGAATCTTTGTTGCATTTCTGTAAGTCTTTTTGGTAATCCCATGATTGACAATTTAAGGTAACTATCCTATAAAGTCAATAATGTTTGTTAAACATCTACAGGAATACTTAGATCAATTTACCGATGGAAAAAAAGGAAACGCAGTTTCTAATGCTACCATCTACATGCAAGTTGGTGGTCATTTAGAAGAAGTTAAAAAAATTGAAGTGCAAGAGTCAAATATTATTGGACAAAGTATGATTCGTGTTGTACTAAAACCTACGAGACAAAAGATAATTATCGCTCCTAACACACCGGATTAGAAAGCCCTAGTTACCTTGAAACCCGAGCGAAAATTATATGCAAAAATTAAAAAATCTATACCTAAAATTTCCTGGATTAGGCTTGAAAACAATAGCTTACTTGGTACTCCCGATCTATTGGGCTGTAATAGTTCTGGCCACTTTTTCACTGTAGAACTCAAAGTTACGAAGGGTAACAAGGTACGTCTAAGTCCACATCAAATTAGCTTCCACGTGAAGCATCCGCACAATACATTTATCATGGTCGAGGCCCTTGGTTCAGGTGCCGTGAAACTTTTTCGTGGAAATCAAATCTTGGCGCTTGAAGCTTGTGGCTTGGAGCTTGAAGCTTGCTGCTTGTCGCTTGAAGCTTGTGGCTTGCTGTTTGAGTCGCTTGGAGCTTGAGGCTTGGGGCCCGGACCAGGTGCACGCTCGCGCTCACCGTCGTGAGCTTCTGGGCTAATGACCTGATCCAGTTTATTACGTAGCTTTCGTAATTCTTTATAATATTTTGGGTGATGCCACATTTTAATGTTTACCGTATTTAATAGTTTTTACCATGGGATCCCAGCATTGTCGACAGTCTCTGCATTCATTGTCTTGTTGAGCTGCGGGACAGCTGGCCCCAGATGTCACCACCTCCGAAGAGTTGGGCCACGATGCAGGCGCCCTCTGGTCTACCATGGGCGCGCTAAATCGTATGACTAAATTGTTAGGCTTGTCTGCCAGATGGTCCTTAATCCATGCTTCACGAGTCGGGAGCCAGTGACGCTTTGAAGGTGTTAACCTGCAAACTTCATAAATTTTATTTAAATGATCTAGATCTTGAACGTCGCCGCTGTCGTGCCATCTGAACACGTCCGGCTTTTTGCTGTTGATCAAGTGCGCCATTGCCTGAACCCAGAGCGGGCTCTGGATGGCCTTCAGTCTTCTGTACTGTGCATCCTGAACAACCTTGAACACGTAGCAGCCCTTTAGAGCGTAACAGTCATAACAGACGCTGCCCTTCACTTGCTGTAGCTTGCCGCCAGTCTTGCATTCTTTGGCAGGTAAACCTATCGACCAGCCCGGCATCTTTGAAGGCTTGCTCAGGCTGCCTCCGATAATTTCTAAAGCTTTCTTTGTTTGCATATGTCCTTTATAATCCTATAATGTTGTCTTGTCAAGCTTGCCGCTTGAAGCTTGCAGCTTGTGGCTTCCTTCTTGTAACCATTGGCCTGCAGCCAGCGCCAGTGATTAATTAAAACTTTAATACTTTCAGATCCTCTTCTCATAATTCCTTTCTTGAAGCTTGTAGCCCGGGGATCCTATCCACGTTCGGGTCTACAGCGGCTTAGACCAGCTGTCGCGCAACGTAGCATTCTCAATTACTGCTTCTGCTTATTGCTACGCCAGTAATCACATTTAAGTGTTTCGTTCACACTGATCCCAGGTCCCTGCCTACACGCGCGCACTTCAACAGGGACCAGGGATCAGTAGGGCTGTCCGGAATTAGATCACCCTCCTACTGATCCCAGGTCCATCCGGTAAGCCCCGGTAGAGGTGACCGCTCGCTGTTTTGGTACGAGCGATGAACTCCCAAACAACCCCAGGTTGAATGGACCAGGGATCAGTTCTGGTCGTAGAAACGTGGGAGAGATAATCCCAAACCACAACCAGAAGTTGTCCCAGATTTAATAAGTTAAATCCGATGAAGTTCAAATTAAATCTAAATCCAATATAATACTTGACAATCCTATTGTCAAGTGTTAATTTCAAATCATGCAAAAAATAAATACAGAAAGAGGTAGCATGACTAAAGAAAAAAGAATAACACTTAACTCTGATAAGAGGAAAGTTATTGCAGATCAATTTCAATCTTTTTACGAAGATAAAGTAAAAGATAAATTGATACAGGCAAAAGAACAATATGACTTGATGAGAGAAAAGGCAAAAGAAAAAATTAATCAAGTTGTAAGATTTCATCAACCACAGGAAGATGTAGATACAATTAGAAGAATGATCTCAAAATACAATAGGTCAGGTGGCGAGTTGTATGAAGATAATTGTTTCTATGTTCAAAGACCAATTATAAAAGTTGATGATGAGGGTAGAGAGTATGAGGCAAATGATGAAGTCCATGTAAGATTTGACATGGGTAGAAATTTTGCAAGAGCATACTATCGTGATGAATTAAAATCAAAAGGTCTTAATCCTGATTATCGTTTATCAATTCAAGATGACTACTCAAAAAGAAATCCAAAATATTATGCTGATGAAAGCGCAGTCAATACTTATTTGGGTTTTAGTAATTCATCTAACGAAGATCAATCAATCCAAAAACCAGTTGATAAGTGGAAGAATGATTTTCAACTTTGGACGATTGGAAGTTCTTATTGTCATTCAAGACAATTCAAAGTTGATGAAAACACTCTAAACTTTTTTAAAATGTATGTTTCAAGTGCTGACAATGTAATTAAAGAGCATGAACAAATGTATAGTTATGTTGAGGGCAAAATGCAAAAAGTAAGATTAGGTTTAAAATCTTACAGGTACTTTGACCAAGCAAAAGCACTTGCAGATAAAGTTGGTGTTGTTTTAAATGAAACAATGTTAAATGAAAGTTCTAGTTTAGCTTTATCAATTTATAGTCCTGAAAATTTGGCTAGTCTTTTGGAAGATAAAGAGGTCTTAACTAGAGATCAAAAAATTGCTATTGCAAGAAAGCAAATGCAACAAAGTGTAAATTAACACTTGACAGGGACTATTCTATAATATAGGATAGTCCCATAACAGAAAGAGAGAAATAAATATGACTAAAGAAAATAAACCATTTAAGATTACTTACTGGGCAAGTAAGCATAAGAAACATATAACAAGAACAGGAACACATGACGAAAAATCTCGTTATGGAGTATCTAAACAAGGTGTGCCTTATTATGTATATTTTGATTTAGATGTTTGGGGATATAGAACAGCAACAACAAGTTGGAAAGTGAGGCACTAATGCTGAAAGCTTTTTATTTTGCACTGCACTTTGCAGTGATCTTTTTGGGTTGCATTATTGCAATCCATTTTGATATGACTTTGGGATTAATAATCGCAGGCACATTTTTAGTTAAATGGTTTTTTATGTTTCCACAAATGGAGGGCAGAAATGACCGACTATAATTGGTGTCATGGTCCACAGTGCCATAAGAAACATACAGTTGACCGAGTGCGAGGTGTTAAAGGCTCAAAGGTTTTAAGAACTCGTAAGATTAAAACATACAATGGAAATAGAGGTTGGTATAATTTTTTCTGTAGTCAAGGCTGCTATGATGACTTTGCTAATACATATATTGATCAAGTCTTAGCCATTGCACCGAGGACCGAGTGCCTTGAAACACCAATTCAAGATCCTGTAAAAACTAAACATACAAGTAGTTATGGATATAGTTGGACAACCACAGAAATAAAAGAGGTTGACAATAACTCTAATCCATGAGAATATAGGACATGACAGACAATAAAGACTATACAAGAAGAAACAGATTCAATGGTGAGACTGTTGAACTAACTAAAGAGGAATCAGAAATACATGACCAGGTATTTTATCACGAGGCATTAGAGCAGTGGGATGAAATGCAAAAAGCTTTAGACAAGTTTAGTAGACTAAATCCAAAAGCTTACATGGTCTTACTAGATTAACTCTCTCACCCCTGGCCCTCCGGGCCAGGGGTCCCGAACCAAATCCAAACATAGAAAATAAACAAGACCCTATCCCCCCTTTTGTGTAAAAGGGGTCCCACTACTCTAGGTTGTATTGCTTGATTTAGACAGTTATAGCTGGTAAAAACATATTGAACACTTTAAACATAGTGCAAAAAATTTTTTAAAAATTTTTATGGAATTGAACAATATAGACATAAGTAAATTACCTGCAGACGTACGTAAAAAATTTAAACAGTTGCAAGTTATGCACGCTGAAAAAAAGATACAGAATAAAGCTAAAGATGATTTTATATCTTTTGTAAAATGTATGTGGCCCGATTTTATAGAGGGGTCCCATCACAGGCACATCGCAGATAAATTTAACAAATTGGCTACAGGCGAAATAACACGTTTGATAGTTAACATGCCCCCGAGACACACTAAGTCGGAGTTTGCCTCATTCTTACTTCCGGCTTGGATGGTGGGCCGTGAACCAAGGCTCAAAATTATTCAAGCGACGCACACTGGAGAACTAGCCGTAAGATTTGGACGTAAAGCAAAGAATCTAATTGATAGTGAGGACTACGGAAAAATTTTTAAAACAAGACTACAAGAAGATAGCAAGGCCGCTGGTAGGTGGGAAACAGCACAAGGCGGAGAATACTTTGCAGCTGGAGTGGGCGGTGCCATCACTGGTCGGGGTGCTGATCTATTAATTATAGATGACCCACATTCAGAGCAAGACGCACTATCACCAACAGCTCTAGAGTCTGCTTACGAGTGGTATACATCAGGACCACGTCAACGTTTACAACCAGGTGGCAAAATAGTGTTAGTCATGACTAGATGGAGTAATAAAGATTTGACTGGTAAGTTAATACAGAATCAAAAAGAAGCGAAAGCTGATCAGTGGCACGTGGTCGAGTTTCCAGCAATCATGAACCACGGATCAAACAAAGCTTCACCGGTGTGGCCAGAGTATTGGAAGTTAGAAGAACTAGAAAAGGTTCAAGCAACATTGCCCACGGGCAAATGGAATGCACAGTGGATGCAAAATCCAACAGCAGAAGAAGGTGCAATATTGAAACGGGAGTGGTGGATGAAATATACTGATGAAGAAATACCACAACTACAACATGTCATACAATCATATGACACCGCATTTTTAAAAAAGGAGACAGCTGATTACAGTGCTATAACAACCTGGGGAATCTTTTATCCAAACGAGGATTCTCCAGCTAATTTAATACTATTAGATGCAATCAAAGGCAGGTACGAGTTTCCAGAACTACGTCGTTTAGCATTAGAACAATACGAGTATTGGAAGCCAGAGTCGGTTATTATAGAAGCAAAAGCATCTGGTTTACCTTTGACATATGAACTTAGACAGATGGATATACCGGTTGTAAACTTTACACCAAGCAAAGGAAATGACAAGCATGCCCGTGTAAATGCGGTTGCACCTTTGTTTGAATCTGGTATGATATGGGCACCTGAGCAGAAATTTGCAGACGACGTCATTGAAGAGTGTGCTGCGTTTCCTTATGGTGATCATGATGACCTTGTAGACTCAACCACACAAGCAATCATGCGATTCAGACAGGGCGGTCTGATCGGTCACCCTGAAGATTATATCGACGATAAGGTCGAGAAAACTAAAAGGAATTATTATTAATGAATCCAATTGTAAAAAAATATTTGCAAAAACAAATCTTTAAACAAAAAGGAGCTATAGGTTCTGCAAAATCAGTTGATTTTGCATACAAAGCTTTAGAGACCAGAATGAAAAATATAGGGTTAGATATTAATCTAATCAAAACAGAGAAAGATTTAAATCAAGCGTTAGGATTTGTTAAGTCTATAGAGGACCAGGTTTTTCAAAAACAATTTGGTGACACGTTAAAGAAAAAAGAAAGTGCCGAGATATTTGATTTAGATAAAAATAAATTAAATCCTGATAAGCCTATTATGGGTGGCACTCAAAGCGAAGAAGATATTTTACAAAAGTCTATCAAAAAAAATGTAGATGAAGCCACAAAAAAGGGTAACTTCAAAGGCATATTTAATCAGGTATTAAGAGATCCAGACATTGCAAGAGAGTTCATGCTATCTAAAAAATTTCCGTTCCGTAGAGATTTAAATGTTAGAAGTGGTGAGGATGCAATCCCACTTGCAAGAGCGGCAAAGTTTGATGAGGAAATGAAAAAATTAAATATTAGTGCCACACCAGGTAAAGATGCCGAAGGCACTGTTGGTGAGTTTGTAGATCAAATGAAAAAATTTAATGTGTCGGATAAAGACATACAGATGATGTTAAGTTCAGGTAAGTCTAGTCAAGTACCATATGTTATGGAACAATATGGTCTAAGTGCTAGCGATGTTGTAGATATTTTAAAAAAAGGTGGATCTTTAATTGAAGATATGGCAACAGGTGGACGTGCAGGATTTAGAGTAGGTAAAAAAGTTGTAGAAAAATTAATCAAACCTAAAAAGACTTTAAAAAGCATCGAAGAGACTGGCATGATAGATATATCTGATCCTGAGATTGCAGCAGAGTTTGCAAAATATATGAAACAAATGGATCCGAAGCTAGACGCTAAGATGCAACAAATTGCGGATGACATTAATCAAAGAATAGAATTAAGAAATTTTAAAACAAAAGATCGTAAAGAAAATTCAGAGGGTGGACGTATTGGATTTAAAGTTGGTAGCCCAAGCAAGCGTGCATTTCTAAAAGTCATGGGCGGTCTTGCTGCAACACTCGCTGCAATTAAATCTGGTTTGATAGGAGCGCCTAAAAAAGAAGTTGCTAAACAGGTTATAAAAGAAACAGCTACAGACGTAGCCAACGCACCACCAAAATATTTTTTTGATCTTGCAAACAAAATTAAATTACTTGGTAAGGAGTCAAAAGTAAAACCCCAAGAAAGAGTAAATGAATATAATTATACAGGCAAAAACGGTGACGAGTATACGTTAACTGAAGATATTACAACAGGTGATATGCAAATTACAAAAGATAAAACAGGTATTGGAACTGTAGATGAAAAATCTTTCGATACTATAAATGATAGAACTGTTATGGAATACAGAGCGCCTAAAAAAGATGCTGATCCAGACACAGAAACATTTTTAAAAGAAGGTGCCGAGTATGATGAGTACAGAGTAGAATTTGATGTAGATGGCACACCAGCAGATGGTGATGTTATTAGTGAAAATATTAAAAAAGAAATTATACAAGAAGCATCAGAGATGCCTGAGAGAAAAATTAAACGAGCAGGTGGTGGTGTCGCCTATATGTTAGGAGAATAATGAAAGATATTAAAATTCTAGAGATTATGGAACTCTTTGACGAGGGTGAAGTAATCCCAGCAAGTGAGATGAAAAGACCACAGTCTGCATTAGACAGAGAAATGTTTCAAGATGCAAGTGAAAGGTTTAATCAAGCTGATGGTGGACGAACTGGTTTTGCCAAGGGACCTCCTAAAGAAATGGTGGATGAATTAGAACAGATTAAATTAAAAACAGAACCTTTAAACAAAGGAGAAAAATTAAAATTATATAAATCTTATGATGATTTATTTAAACAAGAATACAAAAGACTTGTTGAAATAGGAGATCCTTTTTCTAAAATTGATTTAAATAGAGCCGTAATAAATAGGATAGCAAATGAAAACCCAACAATTAATTTAAAAGAAGGTATTGGTTTAGATAAAATACCTGGAGGTGGTAATGAAGAAAGTAAAACTTTATTTGAAAGATATGATAAAACCTCTGCACGAGGGCCTTTGTTTACTAAAAAAGAATTAAAAAATTTTACACAAGGTAATGCAGTAAAAGCAACTTCTTATACAAAAACTCAAGAAAATATTTTTAAAGCTATTTTAAAAGGCAATAATGATAAAACAAAATTAGCTAAAGATCTTGGTATATCGGAGGGTAGATTAAGTTATAATATTGAAAAATTAATGCGTAATCTTGCTAAAGGAAGTGGTGATCAATATATTTTTTTAAAAGATTACAAAGAAAAAGATTTAGAAAAAGTTAGAAATTTAATTTATGAATCTCCAACATTAGAAAATGTATATCAAAGAACAATCATACAAAGTGTTTTGCAATCTACAAAACTAGGTTCTAAAGAAAGAAAACAAGCTTTAAATAAATTAAAAGAATTTAACAAGTTTAAAAAAGTTATGTTAGATAATGGTCTTGATCCAAAAATATTGGCATTAGATCATGCGGCATCCTATAGAGCAATTAAAAATGGTAACATAAAAACCTTTTTATCTGTCACTCCCGTAATTAAAGATATTAATACTTTAAAATCTACGTTTGATAAAAGATCACAATTAAATTTAAGAAGAATGAGAGACTATGCTCTAGCAGGTGATACACAAAATTATAAATATTTTTTAAAAAATCAAACCGAATTAGAAAATTTATGGAAAACTATGACAGGTGGTCAATCTAGTTTAGGCAAAATTAGAGTTACAACAAGAGGTCCTAACATTGGTAATATAAAAATATTTGATTATGGGGCAACAAGTTTGTTAGATAAAAATAAAGATTTATTAAATGAACTTTCTAATAATTTAAAAATAAGACAAAACATTGTTAACGCCTCTAGTGTAGAAAATTTAAATGAAGCAAGAAGAATTATGTTAGAGGGAAGTGAACTAACAGAGAAAAAAATGTTAGGCACATTTAAAAAAACAGATAGAGCTCCTAAAACAATAATAGATAAATCATTTAAACGTTTAGACGATCCTAAAATGTTTAAAGCTGAAAAACAAATTGAAAAGCTTTTAGCATCTTTTTCTGCTAACCCTAAATGTAGAGCAAACTTTAGTAAGGGTGGTAGAATAAATTATGCGACCGGACCGGCAAGTCTTTCAGAATGTGCATTAAGTGGTAAAAACAGATTAGAGAAAGTAATTAAGACAGGTGTAAAACTTGGTGGTCAAGAGGGAGCTCTTGCTACACAGATTTTAAGAGCAGGTAGATCACTTGGTAGTGCCTTTACTTTAAGTGGTCTGTTTGGCCCTGCTGCGATAGCCTTCACCGCTGCAGCTGAGGCAGGTATTGTTGGTTATGATATGTTGACAACAGGTAAAACTTTTAAAGAAACCATAGGTGATAGTTTGTTTAATTATGCACTTGGAGAAAAAACAAAGATAGATCCAGACAAAGAACTAATAAAAAGATTTGGTACACTAGAAGGTATGACAGATGAAAAACTTTTAGGCATACAAAAAGTTTTAGATCAAACAAATAAACTAAATAGTATTTTAAAACAAAAATTAAAAACTGAAGATCTAGCAGATCAAGTTAAATTTCAAAACTTACAACCGAAAGATACGTTTATGTCTCCTGATGATGAGATGTTACAATCAGATACAGCCATGAGAACTCGAAAATCTTTAGAGGACGAAAGAAAAAATCTATTTGATCTAACACAACAATATAGGGGCAGTGGCATGGAGGAAAATATTTTAAGTGAAATGGCCACTGGTGAGTTCTTTGAAAACAAACAAAACCTTGCAGATGCAATAAAAGCTGCGGAGATACAAAAATTAGAATCTAAAGGACCAGTGTTTATGGGTCAAGTGTTCCCTAAATTTGAGGAGAGCAGACAAGAAAAATTATTAAATTTAAGAGCTGTAGATAATCCAGCTGCTGCATACGCAATCGAATCATATGAAAACCCTGACCTAAATAGATTTACACCAATAAGACCATTTGGTCTAGCAGGCGGTGGTATTGCTAAATTAGCTGGTATAGATGAGGGCCCACAAACAGTATCGATGAACCCTGACTCACAAGGGTTGCAGTCTTTAAAAAACCGTGTTAAGAATATATAGGAGTAACATATGGCAGAAATAGACAAAGGACTCCCGAACACTAGAAACAAAGAAGAGATTCCGTCAGATGCGGAAGTACAAGAGGTAGCTGTTCAGGAACAAGAAGGACAAGATCCAAAAGGACCAATAGAAGTCATACCAGAAGAAGATGGTGGGGCAACAATCGATTACGAACCAGGTGCTGTAAACATACCTGGCACAGAATCACACTTTGATAATTTAGCAGAACTTTTACCAGACGATGTTTTAGAACCTGTTGGTAATGACATGGTGCAAAACTATATGGATTATAAAGCATCAAGAAAAGATTGGGAAGAATCTTACAAAACAGGTTTAGATCTTTTAGGATTTAAATATGAAAACAGAACAGAACCATTTCAAGGAGCTTCAGGTGCAACACACCCAGTTCTTGCAGAAGCTGTTACACAGTTTCAAGCGCAAGCCTATAAAGAATTATTACCAGCTAGTGGACCTGTAAGAACACAGGTTATCGGTATTAAAAATCCACAAACAGAACAACAAGCAACTCGTGTAAAAGATTACATGAATTATTTAATTATGGATGAAATGCAAGAGTATGAAGCAGAGTTTGATTCAATGTTATTTCATTTACCACTCGCAGGTTCAACATTTAAAAAAGTTTATTACGATGTGCCAATGGGTAGGGTTGTATCAAAATTTGTGCCGGCGGATGAGTTGGTTGTGCCATACACGGCAACTAGTTTAGAGGATGCGGAATCAATAATACACGTAATTAAAATGTCAGAGAATGAATTACGTAAACAACAAGTAAATGGTTTTTACAGAGACATAGAACTTTCACCTCCAGGAAATGTAGAAC